TCGCTGGCCGTGACGATGTTGCCCTTGACAACAGTCGGCGCAACTCCCGGCGCCAGCACCTTGTAGAACACGCCTTTGAAGTTTGCAAGCGGCGTGTCGTCGATCGTGAGCGCTTCGATCGCGTACTCACCTTCGCCGATGCACAGGAGGACGTTGTAATACTGATCGTTGGTCTTGAAGTAGACGTACGGCTGGCATGCGAAGTCGGGAAACGTCTTCATGCGCCCGTAGAGAACCGGGATCGGCTGGTGCAGGCGAGCTTGGTTGCCTGAGAGCGCGGTGTTGTAGACACTGCCCGGCGATGTGCCGTCGCCTGCTCCACCGCTCATCGGTGAGATCGGGACCAAGGCATTGATCAGCACCTGCGCTGCAAGGTTGAGCGCGATGCTTGCGGCCGCGGCCTGCCAGCCGGTGAGCCCCAAGCCAGCCGGTCCGGTGAAGTACGCGATCGCAATCATTGCCACGATGCTGAGCACCGTGCGTGATGTGTTGCCGCCGCCGGACAGGATGTGCCATTCGATCACGTCGCCGACCAGGACAGGTCGGTGCCACTCAGCCTGCATCAACGCTTCGCCGTTGACGATCAGCACCGCGCGGCCACAGCCGTGCGGAATCAGCTGGCGCATCTGCAGACCGACGACCGGCTGATACTCGTAGAGCGGCTCGAGCTCGCCGTCGACCGTGCAGAGTGGGTTGTCCCAAACTTTGACGACCGGGTTGAGAGCGGGCAGGTAGGTCATGCCTGTCTCCACAGCGTGATGTTCGACAGCGCAAACATCCATAGCTCGCCGATTGGCGTGAGGATCACGCCCACACCCTCGAGCGCGTGCAGCAGATGCACGCCACCGTTGACGACGAGGACAAGGCCGACGTGACGACCGTCGGCACTGTGCATCACCGCGATGTCCCAGTCGCGCGGAACATGGTCGTACGAACGCCGCCAGCCGGTCGCGTCTTCGACCTGCCGGATCGCCTCAGCGCGGTCTTCGCGCAAGTTCCTGCCGACAGGAATGAGCGGCATCTGAATGTTGCGTTCCTGAACGAAACACCAGCGCACCAGCCCCCAGCAGTTGAACGTGTCGGGGCCGTCCGTCGAACGGCCGTCAGTGCCGTCGGTGTACTCTTTCCCGATGAGCGGGAATGCCCAGTGCTGATTCATTGCGCAAGTCCCGGATGCTCGGCTTCGGTGTATTCCTTCTTCGGGAACGCTGTGTTGGTCAGGTCGAAGAAGGTTGCGTTGGCGGTGACACTCACGTCACCAACCTGGATCGAGCGCAGGATCATCGTGATCACCGGCAAGCGTGCCGGCGCGCCGGTGTCGTCGCTGGCGTAGATCCGCTCAGTCACTTCGATCGGGTCAGCGCTGAGCAGCGCTTGGTCGAGATGCTCGATGATGTGCCCGCTCACGCCGTCGACGGTGAGCGCGATCGTTGGCACTGTCGAGGTGTCGCCCTCTTCTGGCCCGCTGGCCGAGACCGGGCATGCGGTGAAAGTCACCTCGGCGTTGGCGTCAAGCGGCGCGCCGGTCTCGATCGTTGCATCGAGATCGGTGAAGTCGTTGACGATCCGGATCGCGATCGGATCCCCGTTGTCGTCGGTGAAGTTGGGATGACGGAACTCATAAGTTGCCAGCATCGTGCGCGTGATCGGCGCAGACGCCATCGCCTCCGCATACGCGCGGCTGATCCTGCTCCCATTGACGGCGGTCAGATAAGAAGGCATGGCTTAGGCCCAGGGCGCAGTGCGCGTGAAGTTGGCATCGACGCCAGCTCCCGGCCCATGCGCGATGTAAATGTCGTCGAGGATGCCGTCGTAGCCGTCGATGGTCTGGAGCGTTGGTATCTCGTTCTGCGCACCACAACCAATGCGCATGTAGCCTCGTGTCGGCGGCACGATGTAGTCGCCGGAGCTCGGCGAGAAAGCTGATAGTGATTGGTTAGCAACCACACCTTCGCGAAACGAGGTGAAGATCTGACCCTTCCGGGAAAAGGTGTAGCGAACCGGTGTACCGTTGTCTGCACCGACATTGTCAATCGTCACTTCCCTGATCTGACCGAAACCGCTGACGAGCTCGTTCACCGAGCAGTACATGTCCACCTGTCCGCCAATCTGCTGCCGATAGTGGATGAAAAGACTCTCGCCGTCATTCACATCGCCAAGGCTCAGCACGGTCATGCCAGAGCCGACTTGGTTCGCGGTCAGCCCGATCAAAGTGCTGATGGTGCGGTTGGAAACAAACTCGATGATCCAATCGTCGTTTCCAAGATCGATGTCGCCAGCCGCGCGCATGTACGCGGTGCCTGTGTAAGCCGCGGTGATCCGGCTGCCAGGATACAACTGCTGAAAGCGCACGCCGCGCGTGCTGAACGCACCACCCGTGGCTGAACTGATCGCCGACCCTGATGGAACGTTATAGGTGAGTGCACGGCCGTTTGGTGACAGCTCCGGCCAAGCTGCGCGGTTGGTCTCGTCAAACTCGAGAATGAGTTCGACGATCGGATCTGTCGGCGTCTCGAGATCAGGCGCAGGCGAGCGACGGATCTCCGCGGCGATCGACACATCGAAGCGCTCGAAGCCGGAGTACGCGATGCGCGGTGCGCTTTTGAATCGCGCAGACGCGTCCACACCGGTCGTGCGCAACCAGTTCAAGCCGAACCACCGCGTGCCGAGCTCGAGGTCGTCTGTCCACCACGCATCCCAGATTGCCATCTGCGCCGCGGTGAGGCGCCAAACGAGCGTGTCAGTCGCGATGTACTCGCGCTGGATGCCGCGCGCCTGTGGCGCGCCGGGTAGGCTCGACAGAAGCCGTCGCTCGTTGGGTCCCATCGTGAGGGACATCGGCTGCGGCAAGGTTGAAGGGATAGTGAGAATCGTCATGTCAACCCCACGCCGTCGCGCCAGACGGCAATCCCCATTTGAACGACGTGCCGCCAGTGTTCAGCGACCCCATGCGGTTCCCAGCGCCTGAGCCCGGCCCCCACATCGGGTAGAGCGTGCCTGTGAGACCAGTGAAGGCGTTGGTGACAGGATCAGTGCTGCTGGTCTTAAAGCGAAGACCGCCGGCTGCTGTGAGCCAGACACCCACAACGTCATAGGTCGTCGCTGTGGCATACGAGGAGTTAGTGTTGTTGGTGTATTTGTCGCCATTACCGAGGTAGAACGCCCAACCATTCGCGTCGCCGCCCGGATAGGCCGAAAGCGACGCGCTGGAATTGCCGACGCCGACAAGGTTCACATGGTCGGTGACGAATACACCGCCGCCACTGCCGCCAGAGCACGAAACTTCAAAGTAATAGTCGGTGCCAACGGATCGACCAGTCGCGCCTCTGAGCGATTGAATACCGAAGACCGTACTGTTCAGATATGCGCAACGAGCACCCGGTTGCGAAACGATGACGCCACTACCTTTATCGGTAGTGCTCCAAGCAGAAGTGCTGCCGGGGTACGCAGGGACCAATGCAGAGGTGGGAACCCTGTAGTCCACCGTCGTCAGCAACTGATCAGTGATGAACAAATCGTCGAGGTAGCCAGAGTAGGTGATCTGGGTGCTGCTGCCTGCGATCCGTAATCCTTGGTCAATCGCAGTGCCTACACCAAACGAAACAGAGCCTGATACTTGCAGCGTACCGTTGATGAACAAGTACGCTGTCCCGCCACTGATCGACAGCAAGATGTGGAACCAAGTGTTTGCTGTCAGGATAGCTGCAGTGCTGAAACTGCTGTTGTTGTACGTGAAGCTCAACACTCCAGCACTGTCAAAGCTCAGCGCCCAACCTGTTCCTGTCGACGAGTCTCGCTGGCAGATGATTGTTCCTGCCGAGAGTGGACTCTTCGGATACATCCAGAACCCAACTGTCGCCGTGCTCCGTTGAAGATCCCAGTACGCGCCTGGAAATTTGGTCTGAAGATACTGAATGCTGTTGCCAACAACAGTGTTGATCCCATACGCGCCGAACTTTGCCGGAGGGCTACCGCTGTTATCGCGAAACGTTCCACCGGCGGCACACACCCACTCGTATGGACTCTCGTCGACGATATTACCGCCGCCATTCACTTCGCCCGTCAACGCAAACAGGAGCGTGTCATACGTTGGTACGGTCAGCGACCCGCCCAGGGTCAGAGGATTAAGGATGAAACCTCGTTGCCGCTGCCTCTTGAGCTCGACCCAATGGTGAAGGAGCGAAGGGTGCGTCATGTCTGCTGCGCCCAGTAGAGATGCGCCACCCAGTTGATCGTGGTACTGGAGACACCCGTCACCTGCACCTTGACGCACTTGTTCGTGTCATCAGCCAGAATGGCAACCGCCCAGCCGCTAGCGCCGGAATCCTGCGCAGCAAGGATGACTGTCGCTGTACCGACAAGGCTCACTGTGCCGCCGCCGGTGCGTTTCAGTACCGCTGAGAACTCCCAGCCTGACACGTCACCTGTCGACGGCTTGATCGCAGTGATGTGGCCAGAAACTTTCACCACCGACGGCCCAGCGGGTACGGGTGCCTGATTGCTCGATGTCGCCGCTGCACCATCGCTCGTCAGCGCAGTCGCTGTGTTGCCGGTCGTCGTCACATAGACCTGGATCTGTCGCACCTGCGACGGTCCCCAGCTCCAACCATTTGATTTGGTGCTATCTGCGAGCGGTGTGGTCCAGTCCGACCCGATCGGTTCACGCGCGTCTGCAGTTGCAGAGCGCGTGTAGATGTCGCCCTTGGTCGTGAGGATGTTGGTGTTGCTGGAACTAACTCCAGTTGCAGTGCTCGTGCCGCTGGCCGAACCTACGCTCGGACCAATACCGACACCAGTGACCGTGCTCGA